CAACAAAAGTGTTTAAAAGAGTAATAACACCAAATGATGTTAGACCATTTTTCGAATTATTTTTACCGGAAAAAAATGTCCTTGGAGTGACAAGTGTTTTGATTAAAGAAGGGACACAATACACTACGGTTCCACAGCCACAAGAATTTTTAGGTTTAGAAAATAAGTGGTACGAAGTAAAGGCCCTTATGGAAGACCGTGTATTTGTGGAAGATCCAACTAAAGTTTCTGATAACCCAGGAATTAAAGTCGGAAAGTATATCATAACAAATAACAAGTTTATTACTGAATTTACACCAGAAGGATTTTTCAAAATGACATTTGGAGGAGGGAACATATCGGCGGAAGAACAATTAAGAGAGTTTACAAGAAATGGTTTTGGTTTTAATTTATCAAAGTATTCAAACAATTTAAGTCTTGGAAGTGCTCTCAAACCAAATTCTACCATGTTTATACAATATAGAGTTGGTGGAGGACAATCAACAAATTTAGGTATTGGTGTTATAAATCAAATTGGTGTTGTATCTTTTGCGGTTACTGGACCATCTGAAAGTGTTAATAGAACCGTAATAAATTCTTTGAGATGTAACAATTTAACGGCAGCAATCGGAGGTGCAAATCCACCAACAACAGAGGAAGTTAGACAAATGGTGTCATTTAATTTTGCAGCACAAAATAGAGCGGTAACAGTTAATGATTACGAATCAATTATTAGAACAATGCCATCACAATTTGGTGCCCCAGGTAAGGTTAGTATTACAGAAGAAAACAATAAAATTAAAATCAAACTATTGTCGTATGATAATGACGGTAAGTTAACCGAAATTTCATCTAACACACTTAAAACAAATATTGCAAATTATTTGTCAAATTATAGGATGATTAATGATTATATTTCTGTTGAAAGTGCAAATGTTATTGATTTGGCGGTTACGGTAGATGTTGTGTTGGATGCAACACAAAATCAAGGAGCATTAGTTACACAAATAATTGATATTGTGTCAAATTATTTTTCACCGGCAAACCGACAAATGGGTGAAAATGTTTTTGTATCAGAAATCAGAAGACAAATCCAACAACTTAATGGAGTTATAAGTATTTCAGACATGTTGTTTTTCAATTTAGTTGGAGGACAATATTCTTCATCTCAAACATCACAAAAATATGTTGACCCACAAACAAAACAAATTGAATTAATTGCCGACACAATATTTGCTGAACCGACACAAACCTACCAAATCAGATTCCCAGGAAAAGACATAAACGTGAGAGTTTTGAATTATAAAACAATCAACTTCTCTTGATAATTTATTTTTTAAAGATTCTTATTATTTTTTGAAAATAGGAAATAAACTATTTATCAAAAAAATCTTTTAATGCCAAAATCATATAGAATAAGAACACAAGTAGGTGTTGATAAAGCGATCAAAGTAGATTTAGAACAGGACTTTGAAAGTATCAATATACTATCTTTAAAAATATTACAAGAAGATATATACACAAGACAATGTTCTGATTATGGGGTTGTCGTTGGTAGAGTTTTTGTAAATGGAGGTTTTGGTCTACCTAATTCAAAAATATCCATTTTTGTACCATTATCAGTTGAAGACTCAACTAATCCACTTATAACTGAATTATATCCCTATACCACAATGTCTGACACGACAGAGGAAGGGTATAGGTATAACCTACTTTCCAAAGACCCATCGTATGATGGGCATGTTTCTACAGGAGTATTCCCAACAAAAAAAGAAGTATTATTAGACCAAACCTATATTGAAGTTTACGACAAATACTATAAGTTCACAACTAAAACTAATGAAAGTGGTGATTTTATGATATTTGGTGTTCCGATTGGAACACAATCTATATTCATGGATGTTGATTTGTCGGATATAGGTTGTTTTTCATTTGTACCACAAGATCTAATTGAAGCCGGAATGGCAACTGAATCCCAAGTTGATGGTAATAAGTTTAAAAGTTCTACTAATTTAAATGAACTACCACAAATAAAAAGTTTAACTAAAATTGTAGAAATAACACCATTGTGGGGTGAAGAAGATTTATGTCAGTTAGGAATAACTAGAGTTGATTTTGACTTAACAAAAGAGGCAAATATTAAAATAGAACCTAAATCAATCTTGATGGGATCTATAATTTCTAATACCGATGATGATGCGGTTAGAGCAAGATCTTGTAAACCAAAAAATAACACTGGAAATCTTTGTGAATTAAGAGCGGGACAAGGTCAGGTACTAGCAATTAGGCAAACAATAAATTTAGATAATCAAGGACTTCCAGTTCTTGAAGAATATAAATTCCCACAAGACGGAAAACTTATTGATGGAGATGGATCTTATGTGATAAATATACCGATGAATATGGACTATATTTATACAAACGAATTTGGAGAACCAGTAATTTCGTTAGACCCAAAAGTTGGTATACCAACAAAAGGTAAGTATCGTTTGAAATTTAAATGGCAAAATGAAGGTGGAAATGAAAATGATGTTTTAAGGGCAAATTTTTTAGTGCCAAATATAAAAGAACACGGTTGGACAAATTCAAATTCAGATCCATTAATAAACGCACCTTTAACACCACCAGTTCTAAATTTAAACTTTTTACCCGGTGTATTTGTAAATACCTACGTTGTTAACCCACCATTTGGGACCGGGGGGTTGAATTTGTCGGACACAAATAATATTAGTTCGATTTCTATTACAATAAATTCACAACCTTACTATGGTGATATAAGTTTGATACCAATAAACTCTGGAGATATAATACAAGTAACAATTACAGTTACCGACCCAAACCAACCTTCACTAATTAAGTATAATTATTATAATCAAAACTACTTTAATCTTCTTCGTTCATACACCTTTAGTTTGGACTGGGATGACTATGTAGACCCTCAAACGGCGATAGACTGCGAGGACACATTTTATGAATATCATTATAACAAAGTCTATACAACTGCAATGTTTTTGGATAGATATAAGAATGGTAGAGGAAGAGCAAAACATCTAGGTATAAAAGAAATTGATCAAAGATCGTGTAAGTCTACTGTGAACACATTTCCAGTAAATGATATTATTAGAAATTTTAATTTACAATTTTTCACATTTAACCTTTTAATTAATATATTATCAATACCAATTTTAGTAATATTATTTGTCGCCCATTTAATTGCATTAATTTGGCCTATATTAAAATTTGTTTTAATTGTATTAGGAATTTATTTAACTTACGAAGCTGGCGTAGCACTCGCAGAGTCTATCCAAAACGCAATTGCGACATTCAATGTCAGTTTTTCAATCCTTCTTCCTTCATTGGCAGGGCCAGTCGTAGATGTCGGGGCAATTTTAGAAGTAGTAAGACTTTTACTTTGGTCTCTTGCGCAAGTTGCTGTTGCAGTATTTAAAGTGGCCCTTGCCTTGTTATTTACTGCAGTTGCAGTGTTTGCGGCCATTAAAGTAAAAGGATTTCCTAGAATTGGATTACCGATGATAACATATCCGGATTGTGCTTCTTGTGATTGTGATTGTGGAAATGCAGACTTAGCGGATGATTTTGATGAAAATTCAATTAATCAACAAATATCCGAATTACAGAATACAACCGGATCTAATATTCCTGGGGCACCACTATCCGCTAGTACATCTACTTCATTTTTGGCTCCGATTAATGATGTGACTTCATATGCTGTAGAACACCCAAATACCTACCAAGTTTCAATTGAAGACGACCCCACAGATGCGTCAAAAGGTAAGTTTTATTGTAACGCAACTGGAGCGGCACTCTTTAACCAGTATAAATCATTTACATATAGTTTAGGAAAACAACATATTGGATCAAATGTTTTAGTTGCAGCCACTTTAGGATATAATAGAATTTTTTCCGGAAGTGAATCTTTAGATCCAGGAAATGATTTAACAGGTATACCCCCTAAAGTATCATTACACGCCCCACTACCCTTTTTATTTTCGGCCGACCGATTCTTCTCGAATAACTACCGATGGTTAGCTTTTCCCCAGACTGAAGCATACTCACAAAAACTAAATGAGTTCAATTATAGACAAAAGTATTTTTTAAGTGAAAATAGAATTAAAGTCACTTTTAATTACCCACAAAATGCTGCGAACCACTTAGATCAACCACTTGTTGTTTTAGCAAGAAAAAACACACTACAAAGTATCGGTGTGGGTAAGTTATTTTCATTCCAGGACCCAAAGTTGTCAAGTTGTAATGAAAATTTAACTGGTGCAACCTTTTATAATTCAATTACCGCAAATACTAAAAATCAATTTGGAAATAACGCACTTACAGGAACATCACTACCGGTGGCAAATATTTCTGTAAGTTATGCGAACCCATCTGTCAATTCTAACAACTTAACCGTTAGTTATTTAATAACTAACACAGGACAGACCGAAACATATCTTAAGAATGTTACAGATATAGAATATTTTCAAATTATAACAGGATACACTTATACTGAATTTACAAATCACTCATCATATAATAATACAAATTTTAATAGGTTCCCTAGAAAATATTTAAATCATGGATCGGTTTATTTTTATGAATGGGAATGCGACCCTCCATATATTCCATTAACCGTAACACCAATATTCAAAGCAATACAAAATACAATTCAAAATATTGATGATTATGAAGAATATGAAATTTTAATTATTGCAAGAGGAGTCGATCCCCACTCTGGTAAACATCAAAATAGATATGATATTTCAATAATATTTGGTCAAGTTAGTGAAAATAGTTCTGTAGTTGTTGAAGGAGAATATTATTTAAACGTACCAATTAGAGGTGTTGGAAATAAACCAACTAGTCATTTAATTTCTTCAAATACCACTGCACCAAATTTATACTTCAACGCATATAATTTCAAATTAAGTCCAAGTTATGTCGATGTTAATGGTTTTACAAGAAATGAGTATACTGCGTTTACATCTAATTTACCTTATTATTATTTGTGTCCAGATGAACCCATCGCATTAAACTACAAGCCAAGTTCGGCGTTTCTATCCATATCACAAATAAACACAACGGGTCAATTTGTTATGAATTCTGGTAATATTAATCGTTCTTTATTTTTACCACTTAACACACCTTTCAATCCAATTTTTGGAAATTCCACACCAAATTACTACTTTGCTGGAGGCTCTTTCACTGCCACCTTCAATGGAGCTGCTGCAAGCTATTATTCTTCGCCCTTTCAAACTTCTAATTATAAAACCAGATACTGGCCAGTACCAACAATAAGAAAATTTGCAATTTATTCGCCAGCATACTACAAATTTAATCCAACACCAATTAATTATCCAGACCCAACAGGTTTGATTAATCAAAGATTGGTTATGAGAAGTGATAGAATACCAACATCGTCTCGAACTGAAGAGTGTTTTAATCAAACTAGTTTTGGATTACATCAGAACAATAATTTTACTTATTATAGTGCGGAAATTGTTGCGAACCCAACCATAACATTTGTACCAGATTTGAATTTAGGTCAAGAATCTGAAGACTCTTCACAATTAATTCAAAATCTTACTGAAACATTATCTTGTGAAGGTATGGTATCCTTACAATGTTATACCGGTAGCGGAACAAATATAGGTGTAAATCCTAATTGTGATGTTGAGCCAAATAGGATTGTGAATGGTTGTTATTGTCTTTTAAATTATCAAGAATCAAACGACCCAATTTTTAAAAAATTATATTTATTTCCAGAATATTTTAGAGACGCAAAATTATTTGTCGAATGGAAGACTAGATTAACTTTAATGTATGCAATGTGTCAAGGAGTGTTTGCTCAAACATTCCAAAACAACTGGATCAATGGTGTTTTATACATGTTTGCGTTTGAAAAAAATAGTATATACTCTTTAACTAAACCAAATGATCCACAATATGAATATTGTCAAGACATTGTGGTCTACAATGATATTACTAATGGTTTCTATTATAGAAGTTCGCCATGGAATGGTACTGATTTCATAGGAAAAGATTCACCACCCGACCCAAAAAATAATAGAGCATATAACAACAAACAAATACAATTCCCAACAACTGTTATGGATATGGGACCAAGAGATGAGTTTATATCGTCTATTTGTAGTGGTCAAGATTTTGGATCTTATATTGTTGATCAAGTTAAATCAACATCATACCAAGATAATTCAGATTTAATACAAGTTGGTTTTTTATCTAGAATTCTAAACTCTACTTTCATACAACAAATGTTACCAATAGGAACTCCTAGTGGAGGAAATAGTGAAGGTAAAGGACTTGTACAATTTTTTAATAGTAATAGAAAAGGTGATAGAATTGATGGTGATTTTGCTCAAGCCCTCTCGATTAATTCTGAATGGAAAGTTACACCATATATAGAAATAAACTACCCTTCAAACTTTTTATTTTTTGGAACTGATAATACCCCAGATCAAAGACCGGTATTTGGAATTTTCTTTTCATCATCAACACAAAACCAAGATTATAGAAGAAAACTAACTCCAGGTATCGAAACATTTACAAACTCAAATAATTGTAGTGTTGTTAGATTTTTTGGTTATAGTACTGATCAAATAGTACCACACTATAAATGGCAAATTGATGGTCCATCTTTAAACATATTTGGTTCTGAAGATAATAATTGGGTCACAACGGCCGATCAAAATTCTACGGCAACCGGATTTTATTCACAATATTATCAAAATTTAGATTTTGATAACCCAAATGAATATTATCAAACGTCAACAACAAACTTTGGTTTCATTTCTAATTTTACAAACAATAACCAACCTTTAACACTTACAAATAATGTGGTTAATGGAGTACCACAAGGAAAACCTGTTGTGGTTGGAGCACCATTCCATTTCTATTTTGGTTTGAATAATGGACATACGGCCGTTGATAAATTTATAAAATTATATGTAAATATAGAGTAGAAATGAGAGTCGACCAAACTAGTAATATAATTTTAGGATCTAAAAGATTTCAAGGGAGCGTAAATGTTGACGGTTCTGATAAGATCGTATTAGAACAAACCGCCAAAGAGCAGGTAGAATATGAAAGAACTTTAGATGTTAATCTACAAGAAGTATTTAACTTTGAAAGACAAAAATCAACAATTTTTAGACCAACTTCAAAATATGCAATGATTTTCAAAAATGCATATTCTGGAGTAACATCTTATTTTCCTTATTACAATTATTTATATTATTCAAATTTGATAGAAAATACACAACAAGTTGCTTGTTTTCCAAACGCACCTATTTTTTGGTCCGGATTTCCACAATATGACGAATTTGATTTTGTAAGAAAAGATAATAATAAACTTGGTTATACAATTGGTGTCAATAACCACCAATCTTTTATAAATAAAAGCGCATCAACATACAACTGGAATCACTACATGTCCTATGCGTTTTCTAATGATGAGACAAAAATTTTATACATTAATGACCCAACAAAGTTTATTACTTGGTTCTGGGTTGCTGGTGATGGTATACCTTTCTATATTAAAGAGATAAATGATGAATTTATTGTCTTTCAGTGCCCCATAAACCACGGACTAAATGTTGGAGAATTTGTGGAATTGAGTTTAAATTATAATGGAGATAGTTTTTTTGAAATTTCAAAAATAGGGGATGTTGGATTTGGAAGTGATGAGTATATATTTCAAATAGATAATATAGGATATCTTGGAGCAACATTTAGTGTTGGTGTCACCGGAACATTCAAAAGGGTACTTAATGTCGCAAATAGTGGTGAAACAACATCTAAATATTATGTAAGAATACATAAAATAATTTCAAACCCACAAGACGCCATCATGGTAAATAGTGGGTATGAACAAAGTATATTTAACACTATTTCAAAACAAGAACTTGTTTATTCAGGAGGAACACCACTTCAAGCTTTAAGTCCGCCATCTTGCCCGAGAACTTCGGTATTGGAAGGAAGTCAAAATTATACGCTATCATTTAATCAAGATTTTGATATTGACACTATTTTAGACAACCAAAAAAGACCAATATCCGAACTATTTTTTACAACAATATGGAAAGGATATTATGGTTGGACAAATAAATTAAAAGAAGGATTTTCTTTTAATGCATATCTAGATGGAACAGCGCCAAATTGGTGGTGGGACTTGTCAAATAATCTTTCAAATAGCTCAATACCAACATCACAATATTTCCCTAATAACCCAGGTGGGTTATTTCCATGTTATTATACCCAAGATTTAGTAACGGGAGACACAGTAGATGGAGACTATTGTGAGTGGAATGATTTTGAACAGATCGAAAGGGTAATATCTAGAAAAATACACAAGTTCACATTTAATCAAAGTTATTTTACTCCATCAAATATATCACCAGTAAATAATAAATTTGGTTATTATTATTTTCCACATTCATCTTTAAAATTAAAAGAATATTCTCCATATGTTGAAGAAGCGGATCCGGATAGCGTAATTAATATTCCTTCATATGCATTTTATTCTAATTTATCTGGTAGTTTTAGATATAGAGACCTATATCCTTATGGTTTTATAGATCCAGACGGAGTGGGGGTTGACTACCCATTTACAAATGGAAAACATTATCCGTTTAAGAATACCGTTTTTAGAGTTTTTTCCGAAGGTATAGGAATACAAGACATAACAACAATTGAAGATCCATTAATCGATGAGTGTGAATAAATATAAATTAATAAGACCAACTGACGACAGACAGGTAGACATCCCAATTGAAATAAAATGGGATTTTACAGATAGAGATCAAGCAATTGATCAATATCAATTAGAGGTTATTGAAAATATAATTGGAGAACCAAACGATTTTGAACTTTTTAGATTTTCACATAATCCTTATTTGTCGGCAAACACAAACACGGAAGTTACTAAAATATTTTATGAGTTTTATTTTTTTGATACAGGTCAAACAATTAGTAATCAGGCATCCTGGGTTAATAGTTATCTAACCGAAGGATTTAGTTCACTGGAAGTTTATTCGTTTTCAAAACCCTTTACCAAATCTTTTTTCAAACTTGATTTTTATGACAAAAAAGATCAACAAGATCAGATATTATATTTTTCTGTAATACTTCCAGTACAACAAGGTTTTACAGACACTGTGAACATATCAAATTATTTGCAAAACGTACAAATAAAAAAACCTAAAATGGGATTAGATTTTATTGGTGATAAAGAAGGATTTTTTATTTATTGGTTGAGAGATAGAGAATACGTGGACGTGGATGAATTTTTTATGAGCGCAAAGTTTTTTGACGCAAGACTTGGAATTTTTGTCAGAATGATGAATCAACCACAGTCTAATTTAATTGGTAGTTATTATACTTTTAATAGCGATGATTATTTTTTCTACAAATTAAAAATGGATTACCCAAACAGAACATACGAAGTATTTTCAACCCAAACAAACAACAGAGTCGGTGACGAAATAAACCCAATTCGTTGGTATGAATATGTAAACCCATAATGCAAGAACAAAAATACTATTTTAAAATATCGCCAGAAAATATAAAAGGAGACATAATTTATGGGGACTATACAGGATCTACTGACATTTCTATATATGTAGACCCATGTTGCCCAATTACCGCATCAACTATAACACAACTTACAGGAAGTACAGGTTATTACCTACCACTACAACATGTATTAAGCGGTGGAACAAATGGTGAATCATTACTGAATTGTGTTTCAGTTCCAATATTATTTACTGAAAACACTGTAGATTTAGGTTATTATACCCCATTTGATGGTGCGGTACTTCAAAAAGACACTATTGTAAACTTTTTATGGTCTGGAAATAGTTTAAATCCGTATAACATTGTGTTTTACAATACTAGTGACGAAGGATTTATTAAGTTTTTATCTGTTTGCACTTATGTTGTTGACTGGGGAGATAACTCACCCTTAACCACTTTAATAAGTCAAACACCCGTAAATCATACTTACGTCTCAACACCGGCGGAATACGTCATTAAAATGACATGTTATTCACCATGGGGAATTTCATATGTTGAAAAACCAATAAAATTACCATTAACAGGTGTCACGATTAATAATCCACAAGGAACCGCAAATTTTTTACCAGCAGGATGTTATTGGACCGGAACACCAATTAGTTATGATTATATTTTCACTGGAGATTCAAACTACATACTAAATGATTACGACTCAAGTAATTACACCACAACACCATTTTTGATAACTGGATACACTAAAAGTAGTTTAAATGATTTAACTCAATATGGACCTAAATATAATTTATTTAATGGTAAATATGTTTTGAACTTACAAGTAACTGGAAGTTCAGGGTGTGTAGGAATGGTATATGGTCCAAATCCAACAAATGAGTACACGGCATATACTGTAAACAATATTCTTTACTGGGATATGAAAGACGGAACAACACTTTATTTTGTTTCGTCGGATGGTATTAATACTAATGACTATGTTTTATCTGCAATAACAAAAGATGAGGCATTACTTAATATAATCGATGAACCACAACTTCAATCAAACATTTTTATAGAAAGAGGTAAAATGTCACCACTTGAAACAATTGAAAGGTTAGGCGAAGTTGATACTCTTGGAGATCTTACCAAATATGGATATGGATTTTTTAAGATAAAAAAAACATGATTTCTGTATTTATAGAAATAATAAACAAAGAAAAATAATAATTGTGGCAACAGGAACCTACGGAACTATAAGACCATCAGATGTTAGTCCGGATGATGTCGAGATAATTCTAAATTATACCGCAACAAGAGATAATACTGATAATTTTTTACTAACAAAATTAGATGCTAGAAATGTGTTAAAACCTTATTTTCATAATAATGATACTGGTGGTAATGCCAATATTGAAATACTTGGAGGTTTGTATAACTTAAAACTACCCGCTGACATTTTCAACAAATTAGGTATATATACACTATACATAAGACCGGCGGAAATTAGAACAAAAATAACTGATTGTGGTGTTTTATCATCATTACCTAATGTTAAAGGGATTGTGGTGGATTTAAATTCTGTTCCATCAGAGTTTAGAAATAAATTTGTAAATCAAGGTTTAGTCGGATTTAGAGTTGAATATCTAAATGATAATGGAGCAAAAATACCTAATTTTTTTAGAATAATAACTTCTAGCTTTTATTGTGAACCTGTATATGTTAATTTAACAAATACATCACAAAAATCGATAAGATATAGATATGTGGAAAACGCAACAAATCTTTTGTTTTGTACATTATCACCATCCTCATCACCGACAAACAAACCAAATGCAACACCATTTATAGGCCAACCGAATCAAAATATTATAATAACAAATACTTTTTTCAACCCCATAACTACTGAAATTGAAATTGTGGAACACGACATATCAACATTGGCAATTGCTCTTTATGGTAATCAAACCAAATCAATTGATGATGGTATATACACAATTTACGACAATCAAAACAACATTTATAAACAATACAACCTATATGAAATCCGAGACCAATTTAATGAATTACTTTATGAAGTTAGAGAAGACAGAGGAGTTAATATAGATTTTAGTAAATCATTCAATAACATCACACAATAATGGCGATCAAAAAATTTACTTGTCCACCACAAGCTACCGGAGGATTTTCATTTTCTGACAATATAGTTGGACTACAGGTAGTCGACGGAGGAGGGTTAACGCAAGGTAATTTTGAGTTTTCAACAAATATTGTCGAGAAACAAAATAGAACTTTTGAGATAGGTAGTTTTTCAGAGCCTATTTCTTTAGAATCTATGAATATCAATGATATTGAACAATCTAAAATGATTATTGCCAAAAATTTTAAAGTATATCCAAATTATGATCTTTCACAAATAACTAATTTTACATTATATGGTTCACTAGTAACTAGGTTATCTTATTCCATAACTAAAATAATTAACTTTTTTCCTGCCGCATTAGAAGTTTCACCATTAAGACAAGATTTTAGCACTGGATATACAGTCATTAATATTTCTTATGATAGTATTGAAAAAGAAACAACAATGGAAATATTATTAGATGCAATTAGTAATCCATTTGCAATTGATTTTTCAGTAAATGCGGAAAAAAATACTGCGGCCTATGAAGTAACCACTTCCGAATTAAGAAATATGAAAAAAAATTATGGAAAGTACTCAATTTTTATAGGTGAGAATCAATATACGATAAATGATATTGTCCCAGTAGACAATAACAGCACAACATTCAAGGTCTATGTACAGGGAGAAATTTTCCCAAACGAGTATTTCACAAGTTCTGGATTTATTATAAGACCAACCGATTTTTACGTAAACAAAGTTTTTAATGAAAATTTGGATGCGGTTGAAAACTTTTTATTAAACCGACAAATAACACCAAAATACACTGCGTATTTTCAAGTTGCAAGAGAAAACGAAGACGGTACTTACAGCTTTACATATGAAAGTTTAAAGTTTCCAACCGAAGGATCTTGGAATTTAGATATCAGAAGTTTATCATTTCAAAACTATATTGATAAACTTAATGAGTTTGCAGTAAGTTTAGACAATTTCAATACTAATTTAATATCTAGATTTTTAACCACATCGGCTCTTATTGAATTTGATACTGTAGATCGAAAATACGATAAAGTACTACAAATATACGGAAGAAGTTTTGACGACACCAAAACGTTTATAGGAACTTTAGCAAATATGAATTCTGTAAATTATACGGTAAAAAATGATATACCATCACAACTATTACAGAATTTTGCACAAACTTTAGGGTGGGCAACAAACATTTCACCTATAAGTGAAATGGATTTTTTAAATTCTGTTTTTTCACCACAAACAAACCAATTTAGTGGAGTTGTGGCAGGTAAAACACCAGACGAGTTAAATTATCAATTTTACAGAAATTTAATAATGAATGCCGCATACCTTTTCAAATCTAAAGGAACTAGAAAATCAATTGAAATATTGTTGAAATTTATAGGGGCTCCAGAATTTCTAATAGACTTTAATGAGTATATTTATCTTGCCGATCAAAGAATTAACATAAATGAATTCGAAAAACAATATCTAAAAATATCAGGAGGGACTTATGTTCAAGAAACACCTATTTTAGATCTAACGGATGTTTACTCAATTATGGGAGTCCAATATACTGGAGTAACATTATCAAGTGTCACAAAAGATATTACAGTCACTACAATTGACTACCCATTAGATGAGTTTGGATGCCCAAGTATGCCGGTGGAAAGCGATAGTTATTTTTTCCAAATAGGGGGAGGGTGGTTTGAATCGACACCACAACACAGAATGCCAGAAAAGGTAGACCTGACAACATCTGTTTTTACAGGAGAAAACCCATCATTTCAAACGACCTTATTACCATTTAATTATGGAGAAGAATACCTTCAAAGATATAGACAATTTCCATTTATGAATCTTGGATTTAGATTGATAAGAGTAAATGATAACAAAAAAAGTTGGACTGACACCGATTTACCTCAAAGAAGTAGTTTTGAAGGAAATTTTAACGCATATTATCAAGTGTCGGAAGATTGTTTAGTGTTAAATGTTAAGAATGTTGACATTATGTTAAACCCTAGTTTAGCACTTGCTTATGATGTTTGGAGTATGTCAAATCAATATAACTTTCCAATACCAAATGAAGGACTTTTTTATATTAAGCCGACTTATTGTGTGCCAAATCCAAAACCTGTTTACCCATCTCCAGGAGGTATTGACTGGACCGTAATAATACCAAAACCAAAAGAAAAAACATTTTTTGAATTTCTTCAAACATTTTGGAAAAACATGATTAATGTAAGAAATAGACAATTCATTACCGATGGTAAAACAGGAGGATATCCAACATTATCATCAATTTATTGGAAATACCTGGAATCTGAAAAATTGATAGGTGTTGAAAATGATAACTTTACCTACCAACCTATTATCGATTATCTGAACGGAATGGGAGATTATTGGGTTAGATTAATAGAACAAATGGTTCCAGCAACGACTATTTGGAATACTGGTGTAAAATATGAAAACTCAATTTTTCACAGACAAAAATTTGTTTGGAGAAGACAATTTGGTTGTAAAATAGTTCCTATACCTTGTAATCCATGTGAACTAACAACACAATTATTTGATTTTGATTGTCCAGTACAGGTTCTAGAATGTCCGATTTACCCATGGGATGCAAATCCTGATTTTTTATCTTTTGGTACTATATTTGCAAATACCCTAGTTGATTATTTACAAAGTAGTGGTTTAACACCAAATGATTGCATTTTGAATACGGTAACATCTTTATGGTATGTAGAGCTAAAATATAACGGAGTACCATTAGTATCAAATCAATTCGCAACTACGGTTGGATATCAGAATTTTCCATCGGCGAATGATTGGTACAATGCACTAATCGGAAGTCTTGATGATTTACAAACATTTGGTTTTGATTATGATATTGATACTAAAAATGATTCTGTTGCAATTTATAACATAAACTGTATTCCGGTGGATAATGAAAATGTTTTTGAAATAAATGTAGGAATAAACTTTTCAATACTTTGTAACCAATAATGAGTTATATAATATTTTCTAATTTATCTTTGACTGGCGATTGTTCATTAGGATCCACAGGTGAATTTTATGTTGAAGTAACGGGAGACTCACCAAACTGGATTGTAACTGGGTATAACACAACAACCGGAGGACCTTTACCGACAAGTGCTCTTACAACATCTAGTAATATATACTATGTTGATAATTTAACTTATGGGCTTTATAGTCTTTATGTTACGGACACCGCAGTTCCACCAGCAACCCCAGTACAATATTTTTATCCATTTATGATATCAAGTGGGACTAGCGCCTATGCATTAGTTCAAGATACAACATGTAATTTAAACAATGGAGTAATTACTGGATTTACACAAGATGATGTTTCCACAAATGTAACAACTACGGACTTTTATCTTTACGATGTCGGAGGGACATTTATTTCAAGTGGTCAGTCAAGTTATAGTAATACATTATTAAATTTTGATAATTTTTACGAATTTAATAATTTATCACCAGGGAGTTATTATATTGAAGCGTTTAACGCTGGGTGTTCTGGTATTAGTGCTTCTGTTGTTGTTAAATCTAGCACAACATTTACTTTTGGATATTACACGGTAAATGATGCTAGTTGCATACCAGGACAAGGAAGTGGCAAAATATTCATTACTGGATTAACAAATCCAATAAGTGCATATACAATAAATTGGTTGTCTAATGTCAATGGACAAACAGGATCTACAATAACTGGTTTGACACAGGCATCATATACTGTTGAAATTACAAGTCCTGATGGTTGTGTCGAAACTCAAACAATACCAATATATAATATACCACCTGTAGGACAGGCAGCAATTTACATAACACAACCAAGTTGTTTTCAAAATAATGGAATTGTACAACTTCTTGTTAGTGGAGGAACGGCGCCTTATTATTACTATGGATCCAATGGGCAATCTGAAATTAGTTTTGATAGTGATTATACATTCACAGGATTAAGTAGTGGTCTTTATACATTCACAGTCACAGATGCTGGTTTTTGTACCTTTACAACTCAAGCAACTCTTGTCACACCAAATGCGTTTGGAAGTATAAACATCAGTACTGCCGACTCAACATGCAATTCTAACAGCGGAGTAGTTTCAATATCAATAAATAATGCTATAGGTATAGGAAATTACACTTACACAATATCTGGTAATACAGGATCATCAACACAAACTATAAATGCCGGACTATCACATTCATTTACAAATTTAAGTTCAGGAACTTATTTGGTTACAGTATCGAATTCTAGTGACTGTGTTTACAGTGAAACGGTGCAAATTCAAAACACAAATAAGTTTTTAATTAACACAACAATATCTGGAACTACGTGTGGTGGAAAATATGGATCATTATCGGCCTTTGTAACTAACACGGCATCATTTCCAGTAACATATACTTTAACAGGACCATCAAATAATTTACAATCAATTACACAACCAAATGGTAACTTTACAAATCTGGCTAGTGGTAATTATTTATTAACAGTAACAGATTCTGTTGGGTGTTCACAATCTACACCAATATTTATAGCGCCGTCACAAGCCATGGACTTTACACTGTATGGTGTAAACCCAGTATTTGGAAACGACGGAGAAATACAAGTTATAATTACAAGCGGATCACCACCATTTACATTCAATTGGTCTGCAAATGTTGGAGGACAAACAGGTACATATATAACTGGTCTTACAAGTGGATCATATTCTCTTTTAATTACGGATAAAAGTGGGTGTACAAAATATCAAACCGTAAAACTTTCAGGTACTGAACTTTTAGGGACATACTCAACAACAACAATTTGTTCTAATAATTTTGAAAATTCAAGTATTATCGGAAAACGAGGTATAAAACAAATGTTTAATGAAGGTTATTTTGATTTAACATCTGGAGATACAAATTGTATTCTAAATTCGGCAACATTTAAATTAGTTGTGAAAGTTGGTGAAGACGAAGTTGAAAATATATTTTATACCTCAACGGCACTTAATGATTACCCAAGTGATATTTTGTGGGGAGATACAATGCGTGATCTTATTCTTTCTTTTTATGGTGTTGGTGAAGTAACAATTGATTATCAAAATAATACAGTAAAAATTACGAACGACTGTGAAGAAATACAAAAAAATTGTGGAAAACAAAATTATAATTTATTAAATGACACAAGATTTGTTGTAAACACTATAATAACATATGATATATCATGTGTTTCATGTAATTGATAAAAAATGACACAAATAACTATAAATGGAGTGATAGGGTTTGTGCCACCATTTAGTGGTTACGCATGTGATGTGTATGGAAACAATTGTTATTATTTGGGACTTATAAATGTCATACCAACAGTAATCACACTTCCACCACAATTTGATTTAGTCCCAGCAATAGGACTTAAATTACTTGATACAACAGGTTGTGAAAAAATGGAAGTAGTCGTTTGTAGTGGAGAAATAGAAATTGCAAAACAATTCCAAGACGGAAACGAATTTTTCTTTATGGATTTAGAGATTTATCAATTCCAAAATTAAAATGAAATATTTATAAATAAAAAATATGTCTTTTTTAACTGATAGAACATTAGCAACTGGTCTTACTTTAGATAATCTGGTACACATTGTAATAACCGGAGATACATCACAAAATCCTGCTGGTTCTTCATATAAGGCAACACTTGGTCAAATCATAGATCTTTTTTCTAGTGGAACTGAAAATCCACTAGGTTCATTTTACGATACTGGAGACCAAACTGGAATTGCGGGTAATGTTTTAACAATGTCTGCAAATACTTCAGATGCTTGGAACATTGGAATTACATTGAGCGCTAACACAAGATTTGTAGTTGCAAATCCAGGAGTTTATAATTTGGCTTTTAGTGTTCAGATGGTTAAAACGGGAGGTAATAGTGCAACTCATGCTCACATTTGGCTTTACCAAAACGGTCTAGATGTTCCTAACAGTGCAAGTCAAATTGGTTTCCCATCAAATTCTGTTTATGTTGTTCCTGCTTGGAACTTCTTTTTTGAAACAACAACCGCAAATGAATATGTGGAGTTGAAATGGGAAATAAATAGTAATGTTGATAATCAATTGTTTATAAAACACCAAGCGGCTTCAGGAAATGTACCCGCGATCCCATCTTTAATTGTGACAATTAACAAAGTAAATTAATTCACTTATTATTTTTTTAGAATATATTTTTCTTATGAAAAATGTAGTATACGTATCAGCACACCCAGACATACCTTACTTTCACTGGCAAACAAAGGTATATACCCATAATTTTATAGAATTAGGGATTAAGCCAGAAAATATCCACGTATTATTCGTTATGGTCCAAGGAGCTACCGAACCGACTAAAGAATCATTAGAGTTAAAAAATTTAGGAATACAAGTACATCATTATTTAGATGACAGACAAGATAAAAGATATATCCCAAGTTTAAGACCACTCGCACTTTCTATATGGTTGAAAGAGAATCCAGAATTAAAAGAATGTTATTTTTATCACGATTCTGACATTATTTTTAGAGAGGTGCCAAATTTTGAAAAAATGATAAATGATGATATTTGTTATTTATCAGACACAATAGGATATATAGGTTATGATTATGTGAGTCAATGTGGAAAAAGATATGAAAATCAATATCCCGATTTAGAAAAAAATCATCTTTTAAACCTGATGACAAACATAATTGGAGTTGATTTATCTATTGTCAAAGAAAACCAAGAAAATTCTGGAGGAGCTCAATATTTGTTAAAAAATGTAGGATATGAATTCTGGGAAAAAGTTTATGATGATTGTTCTAAATTATATTTTAGCGTTTTAAGTTTTGATAGAAAACATCAAATACCACATGGAGGACTTCAAATATGGACCGCAGATATGTGGGCATTACTTTGGAATCTTTGGATGATCGGTAAAGAAACAAAAGTCACAAAACTTTTGGACTTTTCTTGGGCAACAGATACTTTAGAAAGATACGAAGAGGCTCCGATTTTACATATGGCCGGAGTTACTGATGACCTAAAATCAACAAAATTCTATAAGGGTGAGTTCATAAACCAAGATCCATTAGAGAAATTAACAAAAGATAAAAATTATTTTAACTATATAGAACAAAACAGCTCAACGAACAAATATGTTGATGTGATGAAATCTTATATAGAAAAAACAAAAATTCAATTATTTATATTCTAAATGAGTTTAAGTTGTTATAATAGTTGTAGGGTATTACACGTAAAAAATACGGGATTTACAGAAGATAATCTGATATTTGTTGACTGCAGTGGAAATACAAATACAGTATTTGTACAACCAAACACAGAAACAGTATTAAATTTTTGTTTAGATGACCAAATAAGCGGTAACACATCAGGAAATATAATCACCTTGTCAATATCGAAAGTCGATACGGCATTTTATTTCAGTTCATGTTGTGAAGACACTCAATTTTTTACATTTATGGGATCTAATTCCCAATTATCAATAGATGATGTAATATACGGAAATAACTTTATTTTAAGTAATAGTGGGTTATCACAAACCTTTCAGTGCTCAAGAATATATTCCAAAAACTTTTTATCAACACCACCAATAGTTGGTGATTTAGTATGTGCTATCAACGAGTATCAAATTTATCAGGATTTGGGCTGTCAACAATGTTTAGAAGAAAATCCATGCATAAAACAATGTTATTCATTGATGGCTTGTGATGGATTACAAGAAATGATAACAAGTGATGATCCATCTTTATCCGCATATGTAAATACTTTTGTATATATTGATATTACAGGACCAATTCCAAGCACCCCAAACACACCATTTCTAGTTTCAGACATGGGAGTTATTGGGTGTAGAAATGACGTGTCCTTCACAATACTTTCCGCATCCACTGAATGTGACTGTAGATGTTTTATTTTCAAAACACCAGAAGAACAATTCGAAACCAGTTTCGTTGATTGTGATTATAATTTTTTAAAATTATATCTACCAACCGGACAAACATTTAGTATTTGTAGTTATGTAAGACCATACTTTGATACTGAAAAAATAATACCAGTAAAACTTGGAGGTCTTTGTATTGACGGAGAATGCCCACCACAATCAATAGCCACAATCAGACCAAGAAATGAATGTGATGTCTTGACTATTTTTCCTATGGAAGTTTTTTGTATGGTACAACACCCAACAAGACCTAAAGCATATGATGGAGAAGCGACCCTTATAATAACCGGAGGAACTCCACCATATACAATTTCATGGGATATTGGAAGTATTGGACAAACAATAACAAATTTAGACTTTGGTCAATACCCGGCGACAATTACTGACTTTTATGGTGATTTCACTGCCATTACTACTTGTATTCTTACCGCAGAAACACCAACAACAACCACAACAACAACTATTGCTCCTCCACCATCATACGAAAATTTATGTGTTAATATGACAGTAAGAGCACCTAAAGGATATGAAATCCAACAGTTTCAATTAGAACCAGATGTTGATATAAACGGATACCCATCATGGTCTTCATCTGGTAGTCAATATACATTATATTGGAACACTGGAAATACAAACAACTGGATTTTTACTGGAAATACATTTATTGGTGTAAGTTTTATTAATAATAATCCATCCACACCACCACTAACAGGATGGCAAATACTCGGAAGTTTCCAATATAGTAATATGGTTATTTTGACTGGTAATTGTTCACCATCAAGTATAATTGATTTTGATACGTCTGTAACTCCAGCACAATGTGGAAATAATGGGTCTATGATAATAAACGCCATAGGAGGAACACCACCATATCAATATTCAATAAATAACGGACTTACATATCAGCAAAGTCCTATATTCCAAAATTTAGGACCGTCAAATTACCAAGTTTACGTTAAAGATTCAATTGGAACAGTAATTCTTAAATTAGTTAATGTACCATCTTTACCAGCACCGGCAGTTACAGTACAATTATCGGCAAATACATCATCACAAACTTTTGTTATTTCATCTAATTTACCATCAGGACTAACACTCACATTTGATATTAATCACGTAAGTGATTTCGGATATTACCCAGCAAGCTCAAGCCCACTTCCGGTTTATAATAATCTTGTTTCGGTGTCTGGATTTGGACCTTTAACACAAAATATTAACCAACAATTTCAAACTGTAATTTTGCCATATTGCTCAATAACACCAACACCAAAAAATAATGAGCATAAAGAATATGGAAACACGTTTACTTTAACTAATAATCAAATTATCACCGGATCATACACAAATACAATAATAAACGCACCTAATGATGATTGTTCGGGTGATAATAATAGTTTTACAATATTCATATCAAATGCTGTTGTAAATGAATGTGAGTGTTGTCCTGTTACTATAATAAATCCATCGTTTGGTCCACCAACACCTAAATTATAAAAAAGAATATTATAATATTTATCATTAACCATGGCATACATATTAAAAAATACATCAGGTTTAGTCAGTACAAGAATAACTGACGTTGGAAGACAAAAAATATCGCAAGGAAATTTTAAAATTTCGTATTTCCAAATTGGAGATAGCGAAGTTTCATACGATAAACTTCCAGGATCTTACGTACAAAGTAATAGTTTTGTTTTAGAACCACAATTTAATAGTCAAAACGCTAGTGGTATTCCACAATCTAACAAACAATATGTAAAATATCCATATTATGCGGATTCAAATCAAAGTAATACATATGGTATTCCTTTTATGGATTCTGTTATTGATCAAGTTTTTAACAGAGCTCCACTTCGAGGTTTTTTTAGTGGAAACACAACCGCCAGTACAATAAACTGGGATGTTTTAATAGGTGATAAATATGTTAGAACACCAAATTACGTGGTTGACATGTCTACTGTAAATGGCACTAACAAAATAACATTAATTTATTCTGGATGTAATACCTCAATAACAAATACGCCACAAATAGGTGATATTGTGACAATATATTTTGACGGTAACGCAAAATACAAC